CCACCGTCCCAGATCCAGCGTTTAATCTCTGCGCATGCACCAAGGCGGTCACCAGCGTTAATTTTTCGGTAGAACGTTGAAGGGAAGCATTTGCCAGGGCCGATGTTCCACGGACAAAACGACGCAATACCGACTTTCTGGGGCTCGGTCAGCGGGATATGAATGTTTTTATCAACCCATGCCAGCGCTTTGGCCTGTTCTGCTTTATCGATGGCGTCACACTGTGTTCGGGTTAATTTCAGACCTTTTACAACAGGCCTGCCGTAAACGCGTGTGACGCCGCCACAAATTGTCCAAACCCCGCCGCGGTCTGCATAAGCAGTAAGGCTCGTACCTTCTTTCTCACTTTGAAACTGAGCCATCATCACCGGTGCAGAAGCGCCAGCAGCAATCAGCCCTAGCATCGCAGCGCTGAGCTTTGTTTTAATGTTCGCCATATCAGCCTTCCGCTTTTGAAAGCGCTTCGCTGATCACCTTTGCGGCTGCTGGTTTTTCGTGAGCTGGTTTGGCACGCGCATCGTCAAGATAGTCACTGACAATTTTGGTGCGTTTTTCATTTTCTTTTCGTGCCTTGCGGGCGTCCAGGCGACCACTGACATACGACGCAAAGGAAATGATCACGCCGATTAGGCCAAACAGCATGTAAATCATGTCTTGTGTGGTGAAACCGCAGGCGGCCGCTATCGCAGCGAACCACGCAAAGAACTGCGTGACGATATTTCCTGAGCTTTGGTCCATTTTCATAGTCTCCCCCTCCGGTCTGCCGGTTGGGTGCGTAGTCGTAATAAAAGAAGGAATTAGCGGCTCAGTCACTTTGCGAAAGTTGAATGGCTAGCTGATTGACTGGCCGCTAAAAACGGAAAAGGCTGCCCTTTGGCAGCCCTTAATTTCACTTAAAAAATATTTAACAGTTACACACTAAAGTTGTACTGTTTTGACTTCCCTGGTGTTGGCCGAAGATTGGCTACCTCATCTACTGTTTGGAACAGAGGTGAGGTTTTTTTTCGAAACGTGAACTAAAAGACGATAAAATTCGTTAACCCTCAATTTTTCGGGAAAATTTCTTCCAACGTTTGGTTATAACGTTCCTCTTCGAGTTCCACGCCCAGCGCGAAACGTCCCAGCTTGATTGCCTCTTTTATCGTGGAACCTGACCCCATGAAAAAATCAGCAACTACATCACCCGGCCTACTGCTGGCGCTGATGATATCTCTCATCATCTCGGCTGGTTTTTCGCACGGGTGTTTACCGGGGTAATACTGGACAGACTTATATGTCCAAACATCTGTAAAGGGTACGAGACTCGTAACCGCGAACGGACGCCTGAGGCGTTTCAATTCATTCACCAGCTCCGCATAATGCCGAGACAAAGAATGATATTCCTCTACCAACTGATGGTGAGGAAGCTCCAATTCTTGCCGGGCATGTTTCTCTCGGGCAACCTTCTCAAATAAGGTCTGAAGCGCTAAGTAGTCCTTTTCACTCGGCAATTGCCACTGGCTTTCACTAAACCAATGCGAAGCCATTTGCTTGCCGGTTGCCTCATGAATCTCTTTCGCTGTGATCCCTAAAGCTTTGCGGGCATTGCTGAAATACTCCACCAGAGGCTTAAGCGTGTTTTTGCGTTGCTCCTGGCACTCAGTTGAGTATTTGGAGCACTTACCTTTATACGGACCGCTGTAATGCTCAGCAAAGAGGATCCGCTCAGTGGCTGGAAAGAAAGACCTCAAGTCTTCTTTGTGCTGCCTATTCCAAGGTCCAGAAGGTTTAGCCCAGATGATATGGTTCAGAATTTTGAACCGCTCACGCATCAGCAACTCAGTGTCAGCAGCTAAGCGCGAACCACAAAAAACATATAGGCTGCCCGATGGTTTCAATACCCGCCAAAACTCTGCAAACATCACATCCAGCCACGCAAGGTAAGCCGATTCATCAGGCCACTGATTATCCCATTGGCATGATTTAACCCGAAAGTACGGAGGATCAGTTGCTATCAGGTCAATGCAGTTATCAGGTAATGTTTTGATGTATTGGAGTGAGTCAGCACAAATAATATTTATACTGTTTAAATTTACAGTATTTTTCATAGATCAGAGACGCCCTTTTTGATAGGCTCCATTTGCTGTGTGCACATCAGCAATGGGCCTCGGTTCGCTCGTGACCAACTAACGGGCGAATGGCGTGCACGATGTTATCAGCATCATGTACGCCGCCCATTCCACAAACAGTTAAGCCCTGGCAGATGCCGGGGCATTTTTTTCATTTAATAAAACTTATCGCTGCTGGTGTCTTCACAACCGAATTGAGGACATAAAAAAAGGCCGCCAACTTGGCAGCCTTGTTCAATAAATAATTCTAATTTTATCTCAAACCCAACCAGAAAAATTGATTATGGCTTGAAGTCTAGCGGAGCATTTTCAAAAACTTGGTAAACTTCATCACTCGGGGGTTGAGGTAAATCAGCTCGCTTTAGTGCAGCCATCGCAGCATCACAGAGTGCCGGGTCCCCCTCAAGAACAGACACATCAGTTAAGGTGCCATCTCGTTCAAGATGCATCTTTAAACTACAAGAGCGTCCAGCAAATCGCTCAGCGTGAGGAAATTTAATTTCTATAGCTTTTTTAATCTCGCCACCGTAACACGCTATTCCCAAAGAAGTAGAGGATGGGCATTCGGACTTGATAGGTTTGTTTGGCATTCTTACGCTATTCGACTTAGTGCAGCCGGAGGTTATAAGCACGGTCAAAACAAGGGGAGCGCATAAACTAAGGAGTTTTTTCACATCATTTCCTTATGAAACCTGAGATTGTCTAAGCTTTGTGACTACGTGACCACTCTTAACAGATTACAATGGTTTTTGCGTACGCGTGAGCACTTTTCAATTGTATCGAATTGTACTAAACCTTAATATGCTCACTTATTCGGTTACATAACGCACAGCAAAGCAATCCTAAACATTAAAAGAAGATAAAAATGTATGAAAATAGAAAGGCGCTCTATACACGCCTTGAAGGGATGCGTTCGTCAAAAGTAATTTGTTTTGTCACTGGTGATAAACCAGGAATGGAAACTCAGATTCACAGCGAAGTTTTTGATTTCTTTGTTAATCACTTAGACGTCATTGGTGTTGTTCCTAAGATCAGCCTTTTCATTTACACGCGTGGTGGGGATACACTTACAGCTTGGAGTCTGATTAATCTCATGCGCCAGTTCTGTGATGAGTTAGAAGTAATTATTCCTTCAAAATGTCATAGTGCAGGGACGATCATGTCTTTAGGTGCCAATTCAATCATTATGACAAAACAGGCAACACTCGGTCCCATAGATCCAAGTATCACTACACAACTAAACCCAAGTGTAATGGTCAATGATCTGGAAATCCGATTGCCCGTAAGTGTTGAAGACATCAAAGGTTACCTTGCGTTAGCAACTGAAGAGTTGAAGATTTCAGACCCTATAGCTTTGGCAAAAATTTTGCTCTCCCTTGGTGATAAGGTTCACCCACTTGTTCTGGGTAAGGTTTATCGTTCCAAGGCACAGATACAAATGCTTGCTTCTAAATTGCTTTCGCATCAAATTGAAGAACCAGAGAAGATTGAAAAAATAGTCAATTTCTTATGCAGTGACTCAGGTAGTCATGACTACACTATTAGTAGACGTGAAGCAGAGAATGAACTTGGTTTGAACATCGAAAAGCCAGGTGAAGAATTGTATCAATTAATCAAAGAAATTTACGAAGACATAAAAGAAGATCTATCTCTGGGTGAACCATTCAATGCAGCTGCGTTCTTAGCTAACACACAAGAAGCAGCTTACAGCATTCCAAGGGTATTGGTTGAAGCGACATCTTCATGCTCATATCAATACAAAACCAATGGTGTAGTTAGACTTTTGCCAGTAAACGATACTGGGCAACTTAATATTCACAACAGCATTATCAGCGAAGGATGGGTTAAACATGACAACTAATACACTGACAAAAGGGGTGACATACAAAAGTTATACTAATAGTTCTGCTCCCAGCATGCCGACAACAAGTGCTGTGAATGGCTATTTTGTCGCTCAATCTATTATTGGATGTAGTCCAAATTCAGGCGGTCAATCATCAAGTGCGGCTACAAAACGCAAGCCTGTTTAGTAGATTATGGGCATAGCGATCAAGTTTTGATCGCTATGCCTAAGTGTCACTTATTAATGTATATTTATCATCGACATACAGCCATCAACAAATCCTTGAGCAGTCTGCATATCTTTCCTCACAGTACCATCTGAACATTTCCGCCTTTTAGCTATTGCCCTTAGTGAAATGTTGAATACGTAATGCAAAATTATCAATTCATACTCTTCTATCCTGTATTTTTTAAGCCGTGCCACGCATCCGTCAATCTTGATGCCTTCATCATCATCGCACTGTAATCGTGACTTAGATGTTTGTGGCAAGAGGCCTTTGAAGCCTGCTGCTATCGGAGAAAAGTCCACACCGCTATTGTCGCTGGCAGCCCATGCGCCCCAAAGCTCTAAAGTCTCATGAATATCACGCATTATTCTCTCCACACTTATTTTTGCTTGCCGGTAGCGATAACACCCATCGCCAGCGCGCGGTCTAATGTCGTCAGTAACAGATGTTCCTGTGTACCGTGCTCTGCTTCCCAAGCGGCTACATCTTTATGAAGTGAGTCATGACACCCTCTGCACAGCGGGATCACGAACAAGTCATGCGCTTTTGTTGCCATACCGCCAAAGCCGTTGCCAGTGATGTGGTGCGGATCATCGGACCCGTTACCACAGGCACAGCATGGCTGGCGCTTTACCCATTGGGTGTATTTCGTGTTTTCGTACCGGCGGCGCTTCGGAATACGGAGGTATGATTCCGGCGTCTCCGGATCGATTGCCAGCGCCAGCACCGGTTTGACATTGTTCGCCAGTT